CGGGACCGGTTGAGACTCGCTGCTGCCACCGCCGCCGCTAACCATCGAATGTGAACTCCATTACACTTCCAACTCGTTTCGCCACGCCGCCGCAGGAGAACATCCTGGCATAGGCCGCGTCGTTGTCCGTTAGGCCGTTAAGGCCCCAGTAACTGTTGTACCCTTTTTGGCGTAGGAAGTCCATTCCGGCCGCCGCCAGGGCCTTGACAACGGCCTTGGGGCCGGCGTTGTAGACGAGGTACACCTGTGGGCGCCAGTACAACTTGCCCTCGGGTAGGGCCAGCACTAGCACACCGCGTGGTTCGCCGTCGGCCAAAGCAATCCATATATACATGAAGTCAATGGACATGCAATGTTCCAGCGACTGCCGCACCTCGTCGTCCCAGTCAGGGACTAAGGAGCTAGACGCAAAAGCACGGGTTAGAAGTGCTTCTATGGCCGGCAGCCGGAGACTGGTCGGGCTTTGTAGTTGCAGTACTTCGACGGCGGGCATGGGTTACAAGAGGCTAACCGGGTTCACGCACTTCACGCTGTCCAAAAGGGGATTGAAGGGGACGTCCCACTGATCTTGAATGTAGTCCTCTACGAAGTTGCGAAGGGAGGCGTTGATCGTGGTCGATAGTGCTCCCAAGGCGAAATCCTCGTCATTGAGAACATTAACCGCACTGTTATATCCCGCCCAGATATTCAACCGAAGCCTCCACGCATTGACTGTTTGAGGTTCACAAACCATAATCTGAAACAATGCTTTGACTGCCATGATAATCTCCTTTATGTCCAACCTTCTACCTCAGTCGGGTCCACTTCGCACCACTCTATCCCAACCGAGAACTGCCATGTGCCTGTGGCGGGGACAGTGGCACGTACCACAAGCCCCTCGTTCTGCTCGAACAACGCAGGATATTCATCGTGGGTGTTGCGCTGCCATAGGACGGTGTATGGGATTAATTGCGGCCCAGACGCGGCTGTCGTGGCGACCGAGGACACATACCCGCTAACCGACGCAGCGCGGTTGGTGTCCAGGGTCTTGGTGCCGGCACCCAATGCCGCCGTGGTAGAAATGCGGACGCCGGTATCGGAGAAAAGCGACAAGGGGAAATCGGTGCGTTTCTTGTTGGTGTTATTGGTGGAAAACACGATGGGGGCTCCCAACGTGCCGTCCACCGACCAGGACCGTGCAAAGGTGAGGTTCATCTCGATAGGGCCTGCGGTGAAGGCTGTAGTGCCAGGTGCCATGCTGACCGAGACCGAGCGCACCAAAAGCTTGCGAGTGGCGTCAATCCACCGCATCTGGAAGATTTCGCTGTTCGCGCCCATACCTGCCGCCATCACGCCCGACACACCTCCCAAGGCATATGCGCCTCGGGTCCCAAGATGCATCGGACGACCGGCCACCCGCGCAGCAAAGTGGGTGCTTTCCACTCCCAATTGGGACGATCCATCCTTGCCCAAAACCCTATGCATCCAACTCATATAGCTCTCCCTTTAACCCCAGGACCAGTGGACTTTGTACGTCCCTATGCCCAACATCGCGATGGGCTGCGCTCGGATAGTAAAACCGGTTCCTGCCACTACACTCTCTACCACTAACGGACATAATGCCGCAGCTTCCCGGTGTTCGTCAATCCCGTTGTCAACTGTCGTATCGGCCATAAACCAGGCCTCGACATGGGAGGTGGCTAGGATGGCGGCTTGGCCGGTAACTGCTACCGTAGCCTCCTCAGCAGGTGTGGCGCCGAAGTTTATATCGATATTTCCAAAGTTCCCACTGCCGCCCGCGGCAGCGATGGTGATATCAACTTCCTCGCTCCCTGCATCATCGACGACGGTTAGGGTGACGTTGGAGCCTTCGATTAGGTTCAACCTCCTTCGTTTTCCAACATCTGCTCCGCCGGTGTTTTTACGCACTGCAACCCGAGCGTTGTTGGAGAGGTCGGTAGCGGCGGGGATGTTAGCCTTGGCCTGTCCAACGGTGCCCAAGTCCCATGCAATTGTAGGCGTGTCTGTAACTACCCGTTCGGCAGACAACCCGGCGTGGACAGCGCCTACTATGTACTCAGCATCTGTAGGCGCCCCGCCGCCCCCTCCAACCGTATTCCACACCCCACTGTGCCACACCTGAAGGGCATTGGTATCGTCGCGGAAGCCTAGCTGGCCATCTTGGGATAGCGGTGGCGTGGGCAGCGCCGAGGATTGGCTCAACAATGGCAGCGGCCCTGTCATAGTCTCCGATCCGTCCTTGGGTAGCAGCCGATTAGCACGGTAGGCCATATCCTTTAGGATACGAAACATCGCGAGGCCCATCGTAGCCATCCACGCGCCGACTTCGGACAAATTGCCATTCTTAGGCGGTGGGATTTGGGGGGACTCGGGAATGGCTTTTAATGCCATAACATCCTCCACACCTTAACCAGGGGGCCAAAGCCCCCTTTGATTACTTGCGACGCTTGCCGGGCATTTTCGGTCTCCTTATTACAACAATTACACGGGGCACGGAGCCTCTTCAACGTGCCCGTTCTAACGGCGCCACAGTACCTACACTGCGACTTCCAATCCTCGCATGTCTCGTTGTATTGTGCAAGGAATGCCGCGTGCTGTGCTTTCCTCCCAGCCGCGCCAGCCGAGTGGGGTGAAGTTAGTCCACCTGAGGTAGATCGACGTACAGAATGGGCATTCGGTAGGCCCAGGACTTGCTGCCCAGCGGCCAAGGCAGGAAACGCACGTGTACTCGGCCTCTTGTGTTTGACGCATTCAGGCACCATTATCGTTGTCCGCCTTGACGGATGTCCCAGTCGTACCCATCTAGCCGCCAAGGCTGGCCACCTACCGTAGGAGCGCCAGCCGTGCCAAACTGCAACTGTGCCAACCGCCCCCGAACGCGAGGGCTAATAAAGTGCTGGGAGTTTGGCGCCATGCTGTATTCATCGATTTGATGAGTACCAACACCATCGGGCTTATCGTACACGCTGGTTGTGGTTGTTAGTGTATATGTAGCAGTAGGGAGCTCTTGGGTAAATGGGTACACACGCCAGATAAGATTACGGTGCCGGTAGTCGGAGATGAAGCGCTTGCCAAAAAGGGCGTAGCTTGTGAGCGCGGCGCCGTTTTTGGAATCAACGGTAAACAATGTGTATATCTGGCCGTTAATGTCGCCGGCCAGCACAAGCGGAAAAGCCGCCGCCAGTATTCGGTCGCCCCAAGCAAAATTGTAATCCGTCCACGGCCCCGTTAATTCATCCCACGTTAGCGCGTCGTCGCGTTGAAAGAACCCGGCGGCAGTGAACGGGAACTCGCGGCGAGTGTATGGCGTCGGGGCGCGGCCTACGTCTTCCAAGTAATGGGACTGGTATGCGATGTTGGGAGGCGTACCGTTGGCCGTCGTGCCGCTGTCGGAGGCCTGGGCAATGGCCCAAATAAGCGTGCCATTCTCTTCGTCGAAGATGGAGTGAGAGGCCTCAATGCGGTTGGTATCCTGTTGCCGCAGCACGCGTATCCAGACGTGGCTGTCAATTTGCTCTGCCTGCACACCATTGAACTCATACGCCGCATCGTTGCCTATGAACTGGACGCCATCTGCAAACTCGCCAACAAGCCGCCCCGCGATCAAGCCTGTGCCACTAACGGCTGTACGGAAGGCAAATATGTCCGGAGAGCCTAGGAATGTAATAGATACAATTTCGCGGGTCGTAAATGCCGCTACATCGTCCCCTATGGCCCCCACAGATACGAGCTCCGCTACACTGGGGGCGACTATGAATTCGCCCGCCAGCCCACCCGTCATGGTTTCTGGCTTGCCCACATCGGAGTTTTTCATAGATTGAGGCTTGTTAGGCACGGCCCCGCTGTTTTCCACAATGTTGAAGTACAACATCATGTTCTTAAACCGGCGCATAAACCGGCACCGAAACCCACTGGCTCCGGTGTGGATGCGGCTGGCAAACGTCGCCGAGCCGTCCCAGCGCACGATGTCATCAACGAAGTTAGTCGCGTACCACCGGTCACCAATAGTCGCGGCCACATCGCCACGCGGAAACACCTCAGAGCGCCAGTAGTTGTTGAGGTTGCCGCTGTTGAACCGCTGGCGAATGGTGTAGGTCTGCGTCGTGATAGCCGGCGGCGTGCCGGTCACAGTTAGCGATGTATCACTGGCCACCCCCACGATAGGAAACCATGCGCCTACCGCTGGGCTGGGATCGTTCTGGGCGTTGTTGCCCGTGGTGTGCAGGTATATCTCGTCCCCCACCTGCACGTTGTTGCCGGTGCGGTTAGTGGCCGCGGTGTTCCAAGCGGTGCCAGAGCCCGTCACCGTAGAGCTAGCGCCGGTGGTGGTCACAGTGCCGGTGTTGTATACCGGGGTGATAAACAACCACTCGCCGGGGCCGGTGTTGAAGCGATACAGATCACGGAAGGTGCCTGCGATCAAGAAGCTATTACCATCGGCCTTGAAGAACTGGTCGATCATGGTCACGGGGCCATTTAACGCCTCTGTGGTAAACTTTTCCCATCCCATGTTAAACGACGATAGCGAGCCGCGAAGGATACGGACGTTGAGACAATCTTCTAACCCCCGCGAAGGGATAGAAAACGACGGCCGGTCTAGATACAGCCCTAAATTAGGGGCAATAACTGGTTCCGGGGGCGGCATTTTACCCTCATGTTACCTTGCGCCGGCCAAGCATCGTAATCTTGCCGGAGGCTATGTTTCCGCTGCTCATCAGAAACCGAACAGCATCCACATCGGCGGCGGCCAGCCGGATGCCGGAGATTGCAACATCGATTGGATTCCCCGCGGCGTCCGAGAAATTGCCATGCGATGTGATTCGTGTGTGAACTGCTGCGGCGGGATTGTAGAGCATGACCCGGCCGGAGAATGCCTCAGAGTCGGCGGTATTTCCAATGCTGTCCAACTCGGACGTAAGCACAATCTGGGGAGCCGCCGTGCTGCGATCCCCAGTCAATGCGCCTTGATCCGAGCGATATCCAACCCATGCATAATTGAACGCGCCCGCGTCGTAGGAGGCCCCGCCATCCGTCGAGGTTCTCAGCCACAAAAACACAGCATCTGTTGCAGGACGAAGAGCATGAATTATGAACTCAAAATCCTCAAAGTCCGTTATGTAATTCGTCAGCACGAAGTTAAGGCTTGCGCTAGATGAGGCTGTTTGCTCCTCTAACGGCACCCAACCCCCAACCTCGCCGACACGAAATTTTCTGTTAGTAGCCGCGCCTGTAGAACCGGCCACGAATGCAGAACTGGCAGGATTGTCAGTTGTAGTAAGGGCATTAATATCTGCCACGGCCTGTACGCCATCGTCGAATAGCGCGGTGGCGTTAATGGTACCAGCCCCCTGGTCGCCGCCCGTTGCGCCTTCAGTGTACACTCCTGCTTGGACGTTAAGTCGGGTTGCAGTAGTACCTGCAATCCCTGTACGAACTCTTACACGTGCGTCCTCAGATGTAGACGTAGGGTCCACAATCTGCGCGTCGATGGAAGCGTACTCTTCAGTATTCCCGGCGCTGTCCTCGCCCTGGAATACAAATCCGCCCATGATGTCATTAGCAGCGGGTGAGGCGCTGTTGCGGTATAGAAACACCTCCGGTCCTCGCGCCGCACCAGGGTCGGTATCGGTGACGGTGATGTCGGTGGTAAACGATGTGCTAGACGGCTGGGCGGCTACGTCTTCCCATACATCTGGATTAATAGACACAACCCGCTGAAGCTTGGCGGGGGAGGTCACAGTGTTTAGCCACAACGACCCTACTTCCCAGGTCGTAATGGCATCGCGGGCGGCGTTACTTCCGACCCCAAATCGATGTCGGCCACCCTGCTCAGCGCCAAACGCCCCGATACCATGCTCGACGCCGATGGCAGATTCGATGATATCACGATTGCTGCGCTCGTCAGCAGGGAACTGGGAGACGATGTCTGTGTCTGCGGGCTTCGATTCTAGGATGTTAAACGGGGGCGTTGCCACGGCCTACTCCACGATAAAGTTGAACGGATTGGTACGGCTAACGCCTTGCCGGCGCTGTTTGGCCCGTAGCATGTTGACGTGTTCCTGGGCACGTTGTCTGGCGACGTCCTTGCTACGAGCCGTACCCTTACGCTGGCGTTTGAGTTCTTGGCTAATAGCCTCAGGTGGCCGCAGTGTGTTATTGGGCATTTCTATAACCTTCCTTGGTCACGACGCCCGTAGGCATCGGTGCGAATGTGCAGGAACCCGGCCGGAGATATCTGCCCACTGGCATCCAGGCGCTTAAGTCTAGCCCCATAGCGCTGGGCAAACTGCAACCACCCGGCCGCCCGCGTCTCGTCCCAGTCCAGCATAAAGCCACGGGCTGTGGCCTGGGCGATTACGTATTGATGGCCGTATATGGTAAACCAGTTGTCATCGGTATCGACGACAAGCTCGGGCAGGTAACGCCAGTAAGGCACCGTGACCCGGTACTCCCCAGCCGGAGCAGCAGTCCAATCGCTGCCACCGTTGGGGAATGGGTACACCAACAAGGTCCGGGCACCGTCGTCATTAGTCATGTTTATGCGTAGCGAGCGTGGCGGGCCAGTGTCGTTTGGGTCCGTGCTGTTGAACTCCTTGGCCAAGTCCTCTTCGTCGGGAAGGTAGGTAAGGAAGGTCTCTTGACCAGCTTGCGTAGTGTAAAAGGACCGGCCACGAGGTTCTTTCCAGTCCAAGGGCAGGGTGGGGACTAGAGTATGATCGTTGACCGTGGTGGTAGCCGTAACGACCCCTTTCATGACCTGAAAGTTGTGATCGTCTTCTATATCCTTGATGGCGTCGTTGATCAACTGCGTGACCTCGTTTGACACTGCAGTCGAGACCCCAACCAGGCGGTTCAGAACGGCATTTTTGGTGGCTAATAGGTCCACGGCTTACACTCCTGTAGGCCGTAGTATAGGCCGTTTAGCTGGCGTTGGCAACAACCTGAGGCGCGAAGTTGTCCAGGAGGTTATAGGCGATCTCTTTGGACAACGGGACCTCGTTGAGTTTGTTACCATCCGGGTCCTCGATATCGAACCGGCCCAGGCCGCGGAGGTAGAGCTTGTAGCCGTCGCGCTGCTCGACCAGCTCCTTGATGGGGCCAAGGGCTGTGAATTCCTTGTCGATGGCGATCTTGGCATCGGCCATGCGTTGCAGGCGGACCTTTTCCCGGCGCAGGATTTCAATGGGGAATCCGCACTGGGCCGCGATGGGCTCCGGTACATGGCGGCCGAAGGCGTTCATATACTCGCCTGGGGCATCCTTGTACATAAACACCTGCATCCCGGTGCCTGCATGGCGCCGAATAGTAACGCCGCGGTTTAGGTCAATATGCTGTTGGCGCTGGTCGCGCTCGTTGCGGACGTTGGCAACAGCACCAGCGGAAAGGTCTTTGAACATGGGCGGCTCCTATGGGTTAGTATTCGCCTACAACCACCACGGAAATAACGGCCGTAGCGTTGGTGGACGCGATCTCTGTAGCATCCGCCAGGACGTGGCCCCAGGCATACATGTTGATTGTAGCACCAGCGGCCGGGTAGTCAAACGAGAGCCGGCGAACGCCTGCCGCACCAACGGCCTGGGCCGCAGTGCCCTTGATCTGCCCCGACGCCCCGATGATCTTCTTAAACGGTGTCACCAACGGAGTAGGATTGCTGCCGTCAAGGGTTACCTCTCGGGTCCACACCCCAATGCCGTAATTGGCCGTAACAGCCTTCTTATTCAGCGCCCTTGCGCTACCATACAGGGGCATGGTTATGAACCTTTCTCTGGAATTACTAAGCTAGTCTTCCAACTACCAACTGTAGCCATTAGCTGTTAATCTTCACGTAGCCGGTATCCTTGGCAGCATTAAAAGCATCATCGGCTCCGTATTCAATGAAGTATACAGAACCAGCGCCGCCAGTACCTGCGCCAGTGACTTCCACTACAGCCGTATCACCGGGCTCCAACCGAAGCTGCCCTCCGCGAGACTTAACGCCAGTGCCAGGGCTAACGATACCCCTAACATCATGCTTGGGCTCATGGTACACGGCCGTACCAACAGGAACATTGAAGTCTGTCATACTGCCACCAGCAACATCAAAGCCGCCGGAGACGGAGCCGTTGACGCGGGTGCCGCCGCCCTTGGGGATGATATCCAACGTTGCGTCCATCGTGCCGCCGGTAATGGCCGCTCGGGCTAGAACACCCCATCGGACGATAAAGCACGGGAATGGGGCCGAGAACAGCAGCTTGTCGGCGGCGGTAGCGTCGCCGGTAGCCTGGGCCACATCATGGTCAAAGAAATTAGCCATCTTGTTGTTCTCCTATTACGAAGAGGTGACGTGGATGACGCGAGACAGGGCCGCAGTCTCCCAAGTCAAGCCAGCCTCGATGGTGCCAACCCAGCCCAGGTATCGGGTTCGGCCAAGGTCGTCAGGCAGTGGGCCGCTGATGCGGAGCTCCGGGTTCTGGACAACGGCCAGGAAGCCAGGGTCCATGCCGAAGAAGATCGCCTCACCGGTCGTGGTGGAGGCCCCAACGGTGTCGTCAAACGACACGGCGTTGTTGGACTCGAAAAGCATGAAGCCTTCGATGTCCTTGAGCTGGCCGTCCATAATCGGCTGCGAGCTCGTAGGCGCGATCCAGTCCTTGTACTCTGGGTCGTTCTTGATGCCGCGGGCCGCAGTCGTGGACAGAATGCCAATGTACTTGCCGCCCCGGAAGTACGGGACCTTGAGGCGTCGGAGCTCATCGCGAATGAGGCGAAGATCACTAACGTCAAGGTTCTTGTCAGAGAGCGTAGACGGCGTGCCGTCGGTATCGAACACCGAACCGGCCAGGGCCGGGATGAACTTGTACGGCGTAGTCTTGAGGGCCGAGGCCGCCATGTCGTCCATGGTCACTGCGATCTGGTCCCGCAGCATGGAGTTGAACGGGCCATCGAGGTTGAAGTACGTAAGGTTGTCCTCGAATTCCGTCATGGGGATTTTGAAGCCCCACTCGCTAACGGCCAGAGACTTGGTCTGGATTGGCGGCCGACCGGTCGGGAGGCTGTCAAGCTCTCCAACACGGGCCGCCCGCGGCAACTGCAACACGCGAGTGATGGTAACCGACTGCCCCCTACGCTTGCCGTAGCCCGGCTCCGGGGTCAGAAACTTCATAACCATCGTATCCTCGACCGCCTGCATACGGATTTTGGTCGAAAGCGCGTGGTCTTTGTAGGTGCCCGTAGGGGCGTCAAGAGTCCATGCCATGGGGTTTGTCCCCTCCTTTTGTCCTTAGTATAGTTCTAGCGCTGTCTGGGAGCCGTGTCAAGTGTGGGCCGTTAGATGAGTTTAGCGTTACGCTGCCAAGCCAGGACCTCGGCCGCGAGGTTAATGGGCTGGCCAACTGTTTGGGTGCCGTTACGGGCAGGCTGCCCGGCGTGCTGGCCGGAGACCATGGCGGTGCGCCCCGTGGAATC